TCCTCGAGCTTCTTTTCGTTGTCCTGTACGGCTTGGGTGGCGAGCTTGAACTTCTGCTGTGTGAGCTCCACGTTGCCCGGGTCGAGCCTTAGCGACCTGTTGACGTCCTTGAGCTGAGAGTTCGTCTCGTTGATGTCCTCGTTCGCGTTCTTGAGGGCCGTGACGAGCTTGTCGGTCTTGCCGCCGATCTCGATGGTCAGGCCCTTGTACGCATCTGCCATCTTGGCCCCCTATGTGGTTGTAGGTATCAGCCGAAGAGTTCCTCGGGAGACTTCAGGCCCCCGTCGCGAGGGCCTTGGGCACCGGAACGCATGCCGGCATAGGCTGCGGACACCTCGAGAAGCGTCACGAACGAGTCCATCGTGAGTTCCGCAAGGTCATCACGGGACATGCCAAGCTGTGCCGCTTCCCACAGGATTGACATGCCCGTGTGGTCCCTGATTACTTGTGGGAGGTCTTCACCGCGGCCGTCTGACGGGTGGCGGTTCTCCTGGATAAAAAACCGTGCTTGAGTTCCTCGAAGATCTCGGTCGCCACGGGATCCTTCTCATCGAAAAGTCCTGACAGCGCATCGTCATCGAGAGATTCAAGCCACGGCATGAAAGACGGGACGTTGTGCGGGTCCGCGGCCTTCGCCTCGGCCCACAGCACGCGTTCCATGTCCGCGATGCTGACGGATGACATGTCTACGGGCTCTCCCGTCGTGGATGCCGCGTTCGAGACCTTGACGATGGGCGCGACCACGGTCATGAGATCGCGCCTGAATTCGTCCTCGAATACGATGGGAAGCAGCGCGTTGGCAGATATGCGCAGGGTCATATCGCCGAGTTTGACGTCTCTCATGACTATGCGCCGGCCTTGACGGGCACGTATGCGGTAGTTTCCATGGCGGCGTAACTCGTCGGGTCGATGCGCTTGTAGATGACGCAGTAGCTCCATTCGACGCCGTTGATGTTGGTCGGCGTGGCTTTGACCGGCACCGAGATCGACGCGGGAGAAGCCTTGTCGGTCTTGGTCTCAGGTGCCATGTCCGGGTCGGTGGTGGACTTGACGTTAAAGAGCATGACCTTGTACGGGTCGGGAGTGCCGTCGCTAGCCTCGCCCTGGCACGTGAACCACATCCCGAAGGGCTTGCGAACCCCATCCTCGGTGCGCCCGATGTTGCCGTTGGGATCGATGGTGTGGCCAAGCATCCACGTTTCGACGGCGGCGGTGAGCGCACCGTAGAAGTCCACGTTGCCCTCGAAGGAGGTCGCGCCGTTCGTGGATGCGAAGAGGCCGTCGTCTGCATACGAGTCGGTGCTGCTGCTCTTGTCGGAGAGCTTGAGCTTGATGTTGCCTACGAGCTTGGTCGGCGTGCCGTAGGTCGGAGGCGTGGTAGCCGTTCCCTCGGTCATGAGCTGCGCGACGTTCACGTCGCGGTAGCCGAAACCGAACTTGTTTGTAGCGGTAGTAGTAGCCATTTTTGCACTCCTAAATGGTCATCTCGATGACCGTGTAGATGTCCTTCTCGTCATCCTCGGCGTAGCTGTATGCGTCGGCCGTTATCCCCACGGCGTCGAGCGCGTCGAGGATGGACGCTATGAGCGAATCGTCCTGCCCGTCCATGGGCTGGTAGACGCGCAGGTCGTAGCGCAGGTGGCGCACGCACGCGCGATCGTCCGCGCTGTCGGTCGTGGTGAGCTTGGGGAGGTAGTCGGCGTAGGGCATCGCCTGCCCGCTCGGCACCTGCCCGTAGCGGTAGAGCGTCACGAGCGGGAGGACGGCATCGACGAAGTCCTTGACGGTGGGTTCGCTCATGGGCGCATCCTTCCCTCTATCTCCTTGGCGGCGTCGTTGGCGGCTGCCTCTATGTGCGGGTGCGCCGGTGCGGGCACGGGCCCGCCGTGGCCGTGCTCGAGCAGATGCGTGAGGCCCGGCTTGAGCCTGTTGTGCACGACGCACTTCCAGCCGCCGGTCTCGTACTGGGTCACGGCGGCCACCCAGCCGTTGCGATAGTGCTTGCCCACGGCCTTGCGGTAAGGGCTGGTCTTCTTGAGCGCCGCTGCGCAGGACTGGCCCACCTCGGCCACGTCACTTCTGACGGCGTCGTCAAGCTCTATCTGGTATTCGGAGAAGATGTCCGCGAAGGCGTCCATCATTCCCTTCTCGTCGCCCGCCATGACGAGGCGGTTCTGGCGGCCCATCAGTCCGCCGCCATGCGCCTGCACGAGAGCGTCAGCCACTCCCCGGCGCCGTCGACCTTGGTCACGGTGTACGTGACCCCGCCACGGCGGCAGGTCGTCTGGTTCGCGTAGTCGCACGCCCTGACGCGTAGCGTCGCGGTGGGCTCCAGCGCGTCCTGGGCGCTCGCCACGGCACGCTCGTAGCCGATCGCGGCCCTGCGCACATGGACGGTGGACGTCACCTCCGCCCTGTGCGCCTGCCTCAGCTCGTCGTAGGTCACGGTGTGGCTCACGAGGTCGAGCGTCCCGTCGGTGGCGATCTCGGTGAGGGAGAGGTAGTGGCTCGTGGCATCGGTGTCGACGTACGAGACCTCGTAGAGCTTGTCCGCCGTGTAGCACAAAAGGCTGGGCGTTATGCCAGGTGCCTTGCGCGTCCGGATCTTGCGCGAGAGCTCGAAGCCCTCAGCCGTGGCAAGCTCGACGTCCTGGGCGCGTAGGCTCAGCGACCTGTATGCAAGCCTCCCGATTTGTTCCAGGCCGGTGATGCCCGAGAAGTCCACGCCGACCACGCCCCGCGCCGGGGCGGGGGCCATGAGGGCCACCACCCCGTCGTTGTAGGCGTTCATGCTCGGCCTAAGCATCGGTGGTCGCCAGGCTCGCATCGTCGGTGACGAGGTGCTTCAGGCGGCACGACTGGATGGCGTCGGCGTAGTTCGCACGGAAGTCGTCCATGGCGTTGGAGAACTCGTACAGCGCGGCGTCGAGCAGGAGGCCCACGTCCTCGGCGTCCCACGTGGTGGGGTCGGCGGGCGCATCGCAGAGCCGGACGATGGCCGCCTCTGACTTGGCGACCACGTCGGCCACGCGAGCGTCGGTGTCGGCGTCCTCCCATGTGATGTTGAGCTTGCGCCTGACCGCGGCGGTCATCTCGTCGGCTGTCATGCGCTCACCTCCCTGCTAGGCAGCGGCCTTGGTCGTGACGGTTCCCTTCACGGCCACGTTGAGGTAGGCCGGGTCGAGCTTGGAGATGTCGAGCAGGAGCGCGGACGTGTTGTCGCGCGCGCGGCCCGCGCCGTACATGACCTGCTTGTAGACGCGCTTGTCCTCCAGGAACTTGTACTCGTCGCTCATCTCGAGGCCACGGTCTGCGGCCACGAGCGCGTAGTACTCGGCGGGGATGCAGAGAAGAGCCTTGCCGGAGCCCACGTAGGCGCTGGTGTAGGTCGCCGTCGGCACCGGGAAGAGGCCGTTGACGTAGGCACCGGAGTTGGAGAGCACCGTGGTGGCCGGCATGACCTTGGTGAGGTAGTCGGTCAGGCTCGTCACGAGGGCGAAAGACGGGGTGACGATGCCCGAGTTGGTCGAGACGGAGATGTTCTTCTGGCGCCCGTCGGCGTCCACGCAGAGCTGGGCGAGCAGGGCGCCATAGGTCGCGGGCGCGAAGTCGGTCACGGCGGTCAGGGCCTTCTGCGGATATCCCGTGGTCGGGGAGAAGGTCACCGTCGCGGAGATGTCGCGATCGAAGCCGATGGGCTGCTTGACGCCGGTGCCGGACACGTAGCCGTGCTCGAGGCCGTTGGAGATCGCCTCGCCGATCGTGGAGACCACGAGGGCGTCCAGGTAGACCGGGCCGAGCTTGAGCTCGTCCTGGGCGACCATGGCGAAGGCGGCAAGCTTGTTCTGGGTGGCGTCGATCTCGCGGAACGCGCCGAGGATCTCCTTGGTGATGGTGTCGTCGAGGTCACCCCACAGCGCCTCCTGCGTGGCGCCGGCGTTGGTGTAGATCTTCGTGATGCGGTTGACGGCGCGGGTGTTGAGGGCGGCAAGGAAGGGATGAGCCGCCTTGACGTAGCTCATGACGTCGTCGATGACGGTCTGGGGGAGGTCGGCTCCGGACATGGAGTCGATGAACTCTGCCTTGGTGCGGGAGGTCTGCGCGGCCTTGGCGAAGCGGGTGAAGTAGGCGTTCTCGGCGCTCGTGAGCACCTTGAAGCCGCGGGAGGCGAGCGCCGCGCGGTCGTTGTCGGCGGACTCGTAGGAGCGCCGCACCTCGTCGGTGATGGCCATGGCGAGGTCCTGGAACGCGGTCTCCACATCGGCGGACGAGGGGTCTGCGGACATGAGGGCGGTGGCCAGCGCCTGGGTGGCGTCGGCGTAGGGCTTGGAATTGAGATTGATGGGCATGTCTTGTCCTATCTGTTGGAGGGTTTCTAGCGTGCGAGGGCGGTTGCGAGTCGCATGGCGAGCGTCATCGGCTCCGCAGGTACGGGAGGCTCGTCGGGCGCACCATCCAGTGGCACGGACGCGGGCGTAGGTGGCTCGATCCTTGCGGACACCGCCTCGGCCACGAGGTCGGCGAACGCGGTGGCGTACGTGGGTAGCGCGTCGGGTGCCGGTGGCTCTGGCGCGGGCGCCTCGGCGAAGATGCGCGAGAATGCGGAGTTGCGCGCCGATGCCGCGACCTGCTCGGGCTGCGACTCGGCGTCGATGGCGGTGGCGAAACCGTAGGCGACGGCCTGGTCGGGAGTGAGCCAC